ATGTGTGTACTAGATGGGGTTCTTATGGCACTTACTGACAGTTTTTTGCGGTCTGTAGCAGGGAAAGAGTCTGATGCAGTTAGAGAAAAATCTGATAGAGATGGCTTATCAGTTCGGATCAGCAAAAAAGGTAAGTTAGTTTTCCAGATGCGCTATATGCGTGCTGGAAAGCAGCGCCGGTTAGATATTGGAACCTATCCGGGCATGACGCTGAAAGATGCCCGCGATGAGACAGTCACTCTGCGACGTGTACTTGAGGAAGGGAAAGACCCAGCTGGACACATAGCGAACCGTATTGCAGACAATCAAAAAGCCATGACGGTAGAAGAGGTCGTGCGTGACTGGGATCGGGTATATGCGACGGTAAATATAAAGCGGCACAGTATACTTTTGCGCTCTTTCGAAATTCACGTTTTCCCCAGTATTGGTCAAATGAAGCACGATAGCGTTAGCCCGCATGTGTGGATGGACTTAATAGACTCAATTACCAAAAAATCACCTTCAATCGCCAGGCGGATTTTATCAACAGGGATCCAGGCGCATTCATGGGCGCTCCGTAGAAGTATGGTAAAAACTACCCCCTTGGAAGGTGTGTCGGCCAAGGATATGGGGATTAAGCGTAATGTGATTGATCGCGTTCTTGATGATAGTGAGATTCGATTGCTATTTGAAGTGCTGGAACATTCTAGAATGACTCAGAAAAATAAACTTTTCATGATGTTAGTTCTTTTGTTCGGTTGTCGGTCGGGAGAGTTAATAGCTGCAAAAGTGTCACATTTTGATTTTGAAAGGGATATCTGGACTGTTCCGCCAGAAAATCATAAAGGAGGGAAAAGTGGAAAGCCGCTCTTAAGGCCAATTACGCCAGCAGCAAAAGTGATGATTAAGGAGGCGATGAAGTTTAACGGCGGCTCAGAGTTTCTTTTTGAAAGGGCATTGAAAGGTAATTTCCCAGATCGTCCTATGGATAGCGCTTCAGCACTTTCATTGCCTAAAACAGTAAAATCATGGGTTTTGACCCATAAAGGCCTTGTGATGAAGCATTGGACAATGCATGACTTGCGTAGAACAGCGCGGACGCGGTGGGCAGTCCTTGCACCACCGCATGTATGCGAAATTATGCTGGGCCATAAGCTCCCAGGGATCTGGTCTGTTTATGACCACAATGATTATCTGGAAGAGCAAAGAAAAGCCTATGTAGCTTGGTGGGATGAGGTTTGCAGGATAGTAGGGCGTTCAATCTTGTTTTGATAGCCTTCCAAACTCCTCTATTTCAGAGCGAAGAAAGAAACCGTGTATCACCGGATCGGGAAATCCTTTCTTCGCTTTCTCTCCTGTTTTTTTGTTGCGGCTATTCCAGTTGTGAATGGTGGTTCTTGATCTGCGAAACAGATCGGCAACTTCTTGCGTACTCATATATGGAGAGTTCATGATTACCTCTGCTATTTTCCTTCTCGCACTCTGTGAACCTCGCAATTTAGTCGCAGCCATGCCGGTGGATGCTTAGGCCAATAGGGAGCGATTTTCACTGCGTGTTTGTCGAGTAGCTGTCGGAAGGTGAATTTGTTGGTAGGGGATTCGAATTCGTTCAGTAGTTCTCTTGCTGTGCTGCGGAGAAGATTTTTCTGGATGCTGCCGGTATCAGCGACAGGTTGCATTTTATCTACCCCAATTGCGCGACGCGGCGTTGACGCAAAAATCGATGCGGATTTGTACCCACATCACATCGACCGCCCGAGCCACTTCGAATGCTTTAAGCCAAATACTGGCCGCATCGCCATATTGGGCACGGCGTTCCGCCTCAGCGGCCTGGTGCGCTAAGTTTTTATATCCAAATGTCATGATGATGCTCCGGTATTAGTAGGCGCGCTGGTGGGTTACTGGTGCGAGTAACTTGTTGAATTGCTGGACGAGAAGAATGTGACGGACAACTTCTGGCGGCTCGCTTCGTAGATAGCTATCAGTGATTTTCTGGAAGCTTTCTTTTGGTCTGGCTCTGGCATAGGTTTGGTACTGAGGATCTACGGCTAAAACCTTCAAGGCGCGGATATTAGATTTGATATAGACGATTTCAGCGGTGACGTACTTGGACTGGGTTATTGAGCAGCGCAAAGCCGATATTCTGGATGGCGTGATATTTTCGTCAGGAAAGGCTTTTCTGAGTGAGGTTATGTGCTCATCCCGGATGTAAAAACCACCGTCAGCAATCAGGTACTGCAAGATTTCATAATTGGTCATGCTCTGATCCTTATCTGTGTGTTGTACCGCTCATGACTCATAACTACCCATGAATGGCCGTTGTCTTTTGAAAGCAAACGCCAGCAGCGGGCCACTGGCAGTGTTAAGTGGTTATGCTGGTATGTTCGTGTGGGTGTCTTTTTGCCAGCCTTATAGGCGCATAGAACCCCCTCAGCTTTGATGCTGATTCGTTGTGGAATTCGAGGTTTCATTTTGTCCGGTGGGGAAGCGTTATTTGGTGGTTGGCGCCCAGCAGATTTTTTTGATGTCTGGGCGGCGAACGCGCTCAACAGCCTTTTCTTTTTCCAGCCTGATTAGCCGTCTGCGTATGGCTATGCCGGTCATACCTTTGTAACCAGCACAGCGGAGAAGGTTTGCAACTGAATCAGGGGTGGAGCCGGTAGCGCTGAGCCGTTCGAGAATTTCGTTATCGTCTGGCATTAAGAGCAATGTATTGCCTCCAAAGTTGATAATAAAAAAACCTCGGCTGAGCGAGGTCATTTGGGTTAATGCTTTCTTCTGTTGACTTCGAAGGCGCTAGAAGTGGTTGGAGGCATCTTCTTTTTGGCTTTCTTTCCTGTGATTCTTTTTGAGGACTTGCAGTCTAGGCAGGCAATAATTACAGAACCGTCATCCATTGATATCCTTCTGCATTCCAACCGATCTTTGTTGCACCTTTCACATCTAGATATGCCCTTTATGACTCTGTAGCTCTTTGCCTTAGGGCGATTAGCTCTATCTAAGCTCTTAGGCAATTGTTACTCATCCTTTGGATAAAATGCAGGGTCAGGAAACTGGCGAGGTACGCCTCGGTAATGATGCAGTCGCGGCTTGAAATATTCCCGAAGACTAGGCAGTTGATCGCCTTTCACCTGTGCCGGCATCACTGGTATGTTCATACGCTCCTTGTATGCCACACCTGACGCAGCCAAATCTACGTTAACCTTCTCACGTTCTTCTGGCGACTTGTCGCCTAAGTTGTATGACATAGCCAAATCCTATGTGAGGGTAAAGTCATCATCGAATGCAGTGTAGCCTCGCTCGACTCTCTTCATTTCGAAAATGAACAATATCCCGTCGTAGAGTGAAGTTGGTCGATCATACTCCAGAATGAATACATCGTGATAGGTTCGCCCGAGCCAGTAGCCGCCGCCATACTCTTTCAGGCGTTGGAAGAACACCCAGCCACCCTCTACAAAATGTGGGAGAGTTTCGCCGCGATAGACGACTTGATAGCCGAGTTCTTTTGAAGCCATAACTCACACCGCAGAGTACTGTTTGTATATACAGTATAATTGAGACCGCGGGCTAGTCAATCAAACAGCTCTCCACCACATCCTTTCGGTTATCAGCAATGGTGTAGCCCATACCGAAAGTTTTATAGAACTTAACTGTTGATCCCGTTCCATTTGGGGTGATATCGGCGAACATGGTGTCTTTCCATGTAAAGACCGTGATTTTATTACTCGACTTCTCAACATGTGTCGTGTTGTCTCGTTCAAGCATGACACGGGTATTAGTCCATCGTTCATAGATGCATTCGCTAAGAGCTTCAGGTGATTTGCTGCTCTCCCTGCTCAGTAATGGTGTTTCGTTTCTAGCCTCATTAGGCGTTGATAAGCATCCCGACAGAAGCGCTGATGATGCTAAAATAAGTGCTATTCCTTTCCTCACGATTTTTCCTTCCGCTTGCCCTACATTTTTGATTGCAAGTATAGCTACAACTTGATGTGTTTTCTGCGTCCATTTCTCAATGCCGTCAGCACCATAAAACGGTATAATCATTCTCAGAATCTAATGCTAACAGAGTGTTAGAATATCTGACTAAACCAATTACCAGCATGGTAAAGTTACATTTTAGTGGCTTCTGTCAATGACTGAATTTACTCAGGGTGATGAACACAATGTTAAGTCTTAGTCCTGGCATGCAGGGATTTTTGGCTGGTGCTGCTGCGATAGGTATTCCGCTGATGTTCAATCTTGGTAAAGAACTTTACTTTGATTGGAGGAAGAGAAAAGAAGAACGTGCATACATTAGTGTCCAGCTCATTTTCTTACTGGATAAGTTCGTTGCCCGCTGTGCGGATGTTGCTTGGGATGTAGGTTACGATCAAACCGAACAGAAGCCTGATGATTCAGAATTATCAGACCAAGCACCAGTTCCTGTTTTCGATATGAGTAGCGTTAAAGGCGAGCACAAATATCTAGAACCTGACATGCTAAGTAGATTGCATTCCATCGAAATAAAGCTAAATCAAGCGAATGAAGCCCTTTATCATGAAGATGAGCCTTGGCTTTATGGTGACGGACTTTGGATGTATTACGAAAAACGCCGTGCGCTTTATGGTCAAGTTGGCGCTTACGCAGCATCCATTGCTGATGATTTGCGTACTGAGTTCAATATCGAAACCATTCACGGGTGGAAACCTAGCGAAAGAATTACGCGAAGTGTTCGGGATTTGAAGAAGATTAAAGCCAAGCGAGACAAACGAGCAAAGCAGCGGAAGCAAAGAAAAGCCGCAGAAGCTCAAGTACAGAACTGAAATCTGACAACTTTTGCACCGGAGCTAAGCTAGGTTTGTTTTACGTTGCTCCATGTAGCGAATCATTTCAGCACCAACCCAAGCGCCCACCGGAATACTCACCCCGTTGCCAATCTGCTTGTAAGCTGCGGTATCTGACACGGGAAAACTGAACCAGTCAGGTACACCCTGCAGGCGAGCATATTCACGCACTGAATACGGGCGAACTCCGTCAGGGAATCGCTTATCGACAACAAGTCGAGTGCTCTTATCCTTCGCATAATGCGCCACACACGTTGGGGCGATATCTCCGCGTGCTGGGTCACTGATAATCGGTAAATCCCTGTAAGAGCCACTGAGTCTCGCCTTGATGGCTTTAGGTAAAGTTACCTGTGGGTCTTCTTCCAATACCGCACTCAAGGGCAGCGGTTTGAATTTCTCGGGAGGCCTGATGGAAAACGCACGCCGAGTACCGATGATGATTAGGCGGTTACGCCGCTGTGGAAGCCACGTTTCGGACTGGATAGGGCAAAACACCTGGATGAAGTAATCAGGCATGCGGGTCATCGCTTCCATCACAACCGGGAAGGCTCGCATTCCTGGCACATTCTCGATCACATAGAATTCTGGCTGAGCCAGAGCGAAGTGACGCAGAGCATGCAGGAACAAGTCATCGCCGGTTCGCACCCCGTGAATGTCGCCAATGGTGCTGTACTTGGTGCATGGGTAGGTGAACACCATCCCATCACTGGCGTCTTGTTCAAATACCAGTTCTTGGCTGATATCGCATTGCTTTACGTGATCGCCGAGGTTGTGCCGGTAAGTCTTGCAAGCGTCAGAATCAAGTTCGAAAGCCTGATTAATCGTGATGCCTGCGCTCAGTAGGCCGACATCCATCAGGCCAGCACCGCAGAAGTATGAATTTACAGTTACCGTCATTTGACCTCCTGTTGTTCAGCATCGAATGTCTGCATGTGCTGTTGTCGGTACTCGTTGAGGATTTTGTTTATTTCCTCCCTCGTTCCTGGCATGAGCAGTAATACATCACCTTCTTCACGCAGCATTGGCGAGGCGTCATAGAGCAGCTCGCATAATCTGCGTGCGCGGGTGGCGCTGAATAGGGGAGTGATAAAGGACTTGGTAACCTTCTTCTTGCCTGCCTTCTTGGCCTTTTCGACGTCACCGGCAAGCACTCTTCCCGCAGCTTCGCCGTGCTCTTTTACGCGGTCTACCGCGGCGTCAACGGCAACAGAACCTTCTCTAACGAGCGTCTGAACGTCGTGGTTTGCCTGGCTGAATGTCAGTAGCTTATCGACCGTTGCGCGGCTCTTACCGACCAACGCGGCGATTTCATCAGGGGAAAGATTGAACCCGGCCAGCTCTTTTACAACGAGTGACTGCTCGTAAGGGGATAGGGGAAGTTGGGTGTTACTGTTCATGATGCGTGCGACGCGCTCCACATCATTCCCAGTGAATTGAATTATATGTATAGGCTTTACTGGTTTTCCCGCGTCACGACAGCGGCTATAAGCGTGTCGGCGGCGATGCCCCTCGACAACCCAAACACCGCCATCATCGCGCGGCCTGACTTCTAATGGCGGAACTGGCTTACCACGCATTAGGTGCTGAAAGAGTTTTTCATCTTCTGCCAGGGAGTGTTCGCTCTCCACGCGTTTATTGAAGCCTTCCTGAACATGAATGTCGTCCAGTTGGATGGTCATACGGCCATCAGGACGCTTGATAGTGCCGTTGTTGAACATTTGCTTAAATGAGTTAGCCATCGGTTATTCAACCTCTCCGTGGATTGTGCTTTCGCTATGGTGCTGTAGGCGACTGCTTGAAGGGTGGGTAATGGCATACGTCAGGACATACGCCGAACCGTCTTTAAAACCCGTCCAACGTGCGCATGCGCTGACTATCTGGCCCTGAACATCCTTACCCCGGTGATCTGAGTAATTCACGATGGTGCCAATGTGGTAACGCGGTTCGCACAGGCTCGGCGGGAGAGGTTTCTTTTCCATGATTAACTCCAAACAGCGCCAGCAGTGAGCAGGCACAAGGTAAAAATAAGCAGATAGAAGAGGTGTTTGCCGTGGTGGCGTTTAGGGGCAAAATCGCCCCCGGTGAGGTCGTACTTATGCTGGATGCGAGCGTTGAGCGTTACCATGCTGGCCTCCGCTGCATTGTGTGCAGGCGGCGCTGCAGGGTTTTAATGTTGTTGCGGGTGACGTAGAAGCTGGAGCAGGTGTCGGCGCAGACGAGGATTCTCACGGTCTTATATCTGCCGTCTTCGTAGCGTTGAATGCTTACGCCTTTCTTCTCTACATCGCGTGTCTTACCGCAGTGTTCACAGCATTGTGTGGTGGTTTGCATGACATGTCCTCTCAATGAAAATTACATGGATAAAGGCACTGCCTGAGTTGATGCGCGCGCTCGGTTTCCCTACGTTTCCAGCACTCTGGAGCGGTGGGCAGCGCCTTTATTGATGTAAAAAAGAGCCCCGGCTAGCGGGGCAAAGGATGACAAGGGAGGTGTTACGGAGCAGGCTTGTGATGACTCACGCACCTGGTGGCGCATCGAACCGGGGATTTATACTGTGTAGGTTAAAATTAGAACCGGAATGATGCGCCACCAGATAAGTGAGAAGCCGGTATTACCCGGCGATGAGAATGCCAATTACCGACCAGAACGCGACGCAGAAGACAACCACGCCAGTCCAGACGATTTGATTAAAGGTCATGATTGCCTCAGTGCGCCCCGTAGGGCGCGGTGGGTATTAGTTGAGTAGGTGACGGTTAGTACCGATGAACTAGACCATTTCGCGGAGCTTCTTCTCGGTAGTGATCAGCGCTGGTAACTCTGCCTTAAGGTCATCTGGTAGGTAAACGTTACCCCTCCATTGCAGGCCTGCGCCGGTCAGCGTGTAGCTGAACAGCCATTCCATATCGTTGTTGGACTCCCAAACGCAGAGGCAATGCTCGCTATCCAGTTTTTCAACGGTCAGCGTTAACCCGCGTTTCTGTGCCATGTTGAAAGTGGTTTTTGTAATGTCGAACATCGTTTAGCTCCTCAGTGGTCTTAATGAAGCGCCCCACAGGACGCTTTATAAGTTCACTTCACCCAGCGCTGTCCGCCGCATGCCTGCTGTGCCATACCCCCGTAAGGGCTGGGGACTGCCGGGTACTGAGTTATGCAGATCTCTCTGCTCAACGCTGGGTGACTAAACCTGATTGTTAAAGAGCGTCCCGGTGGTTTGGGGTGACGTTGTTGCTGTCGATGGAATGAATAATAGCCATGAGTATTTTTAATAGCAATAGGTATTGATCATGATTCAATAGCAATGGGTATAATTCGTTGTTTCGAAAGTGAATTTAGTTGATAAAAATTGGTATTGAGGATTTGTATGCGATGTTTTGTGGGGAGGGTTGCAGGGCAAAATGGATTGATTTTCTTTTAAAAAGAGTTAATTATAAAAATAACTGTATATATAAACAGTATTTTAAGGCTTAACAGCTATTTTTGATCCCGGGGGAAGTATGGTTGAGATGTTGGTTCGTATTTCTGCGGGGGTCTATAAAGCAGAAACCCTGCCTGAGCAGGGTCTTAGTGGTTACATCCTGAAGTCACGGAGTAGTAAAACCACGACTCCTATCAATGAATCTGGCGTTAATTCGATGAGCGGTACGCGAGAATCATCCACGGATAAGAAGCCGAAAGCACCACCATCCAGGAAGCGATAGGCTGATACCGAGTTATTTACTTTGGCTAGAACTAAATCACCTGTACCTGGAGCGATGTTGGCGTCAGCAATAACAATAGAGCCTGCTGGAGCTTCAGAACACCCACTGTTTCGCTTGAGAATATAAGCCTTCCACGACGGGAGTGGTTTCCCTTTTGGCGAGATAACAAAGTCATCCGTTTCACCATTTTCATCCCATACCGGTATCTGGCTAGAACGATCAAGCCTTGGCGAAGGAGGGCTATCAGTGCCTGTCATCTCACCAACGCCGTTAGCCAGCCAATCGACATTTACGCCAAGAGCGTTCGCAATGTCTACCAGCTTACCTGATGTTTTTGCCTTCCCTTTCGTCAATCGCCAAATCGTAGGTTGTGCAACGCCAGATGCCTCAGCAAGTGCTGCCTGAGTCATGTTGTCACGAAAGGCCATCGCCTGGTTAAGGCGTTCTGCAAGTGTCGTTTTCATACCAGCGAATTTATAGCCGTGCGTATTAAGCGTCAAATTCGAATTGCTATTGCTAATTAAAATACTCATTGCTATTATCCATGATGATTAATACGTTTAAGGATTAAGTAATGAACGAAGCTATTCAAAAGGCAGTAAGCATCGTTGGAAGCCAACAAAAACTCGCATCTCTTTGTGGCGTGAAACAGCCAACAGTTTGGCGCTGGCTCCACGGTGGCGGCATTGATGCTCGTTACGTAAAGCCAATAGTTAATGCCACTGGTGGACAGGTTAAAGCTCTTGAAATTCGTCCTGACTTGGCCGATCTGCTGGATGCAAACTGATGAGGGAATTATCAATGGAAAACAATGCAATAGCACGAAAGTTAGAACCGCCAATTATCAACGCAGTTGAGATTGAAGGCGTATTGCTCAACCGGCTTGCATCGGTAGGGCAAAAGGCTTACGCGGAGCACTTAGGGATTAGTGAGTCGACTGCAAGTCGCCGTAAAGGAGAGGGGCATTTTGCAGCGATGGCCAAGGAGCTGGCATTCCTGGGAATTCAGGCTGCACCTCCTGAAGCGGTTTTGGTTTCTCGGGATTATTTGGCGTCGGTCGAAACATTGGCTGATATCGGATTGAAAGCTGAGCGCAGCCGACCAGGGCCGCTGGGATGGGACTAAATGGCCTGGGACACTTTTGTTTACGACAACATCAAGCGGCAGCTGGTGGCTGAAGGGTTCAGCGAGGCAGTCGCTCAGGGGGGGGCAAATTATGGTGCTGATCACTATCGCCGTATGTCGCAGGCGAGCCGCAAGGGGATGGCATTCGACGACTGTCTCACACGTGCCAGGCAGTTTGCGCTTGCGAGTTGTACGAAGGAAGAAAAGCCAGAGAAGGCGGGTAGGAAAGAAAAAAGCCGAGCAGTTGCAGCTGCGCGGCCATCACTAATCTGATTTGGAGTTCTGCTATGAACAACCTGATTGTGATTGAAAAGACCGCCATTCGTCAAGATGCCGTAGGGCGTTACTGCCTGAATGACTTGCATCGTGCTGCTGGTGGCGAGGAAAGACACAAACCGAAATATTGGTTTGCAACGCAGCAAACGCAGGAGTTGGTGCGCCTTTTGACCGAGGGGGGAATTCCTCCCTCGATTGAAAATCAGCCAATTAACGTTATTCGTGGCGGGTTAGAGCAGGGCAGTTATGCCTGCAAAGAGCTCGTTTATTCGTACGCCATGTGGATTAGCGCGACTTTCAACCTGAAGGTGATCCGCACGTTTGACGCAGTGCAAGCCCCATCGGCTCTATCTGAAATGGAAATGATAGCCGCCATGGCTACGAACGCTGCGCAACAGCAACGCCAGATGCAGGCGCTGCAGCAACAGGTTAATGGCGTAACTCAGCAGATAGAAGAAATTTCAACCGGCGCTATACCACCTGGCTGGCAGACGGTTCGCAACTTGGTGGCTTTGTCTGGGCTGTCTGACAACAAAGTTAGGGCCCTGATCTGTTCGTTTCATGTCCCCAGCAAGAAAATCCCTTTTAACGCTCCAGGCGGCATCCTGACGAACGCGACGGTAGCCAAAGAGGATGACTTTCTTACTGCACTCAGTGAGGTGCGGAAGACGTCCACGCGGGCCTGCAGAAGCAAATACTGGTATCACCCGCGCCTCGGTCGTTTCGAGATGAAAGAACTCCATGACAACTAATCACTCTGTGCCTTTAAACCGGAAATACCTTGATGACCACGGTAAACGCGTGACCGTCATTCGGTGGGATCGGGCTGAGCAACAGGTGATTTTTATGCGAGAGGGCTACCCGTATGAATGCATGCAGCCACTTGAGCGATTTAAAGAGAAATTTAAGCGAGTCGAAGTATGAGCATGAACCTGATGGCGCAGGCTATGAGCATCAAAGTGGGTAACCCACTGCGCAAGCTGGTGCTGATCAAGATAGCCGACAACGCTAACGACAAGGGCGAGTGCTGGCCTTCCTATCAGCATGTCGCTGACCACTGCGAGTGCAGCAAAAGCGCTGTGAGGGCGCACATTGAGGCGTTGATTAAGATGGGATTAATCACCAAAGAGAACCGTTTGGGCGTGAACAACGGCAAGGGAAATACCTCGAACCTTTACTACCTGACATTGGATACCCCTGTGTCGTCAGAAAGCATAGCCCCCTGTGCCGTCAAAAAGCATAGCCCTATGCCGCCAAAAAGCACAGGGCTATGTCAGCAGGTGGCACCCCTTGTGCCGTCAGAAAGCACACCCCCTATGTCACCTGATGGCACCAGAACCAGTCACTCTTTTGAACCAGTCATTGAACCAAAAGAAAAACCCCCTATAGCCCCCCAGAGCGAACAACCTGCGGCAGATACATCGGGCATGGCTGGGGAAGTGCTGGATTTTTTGAATGAGAAAATCAACGGCAAGACACCGAAGCGGGTTAACACCCTGAGAGAAATCACAGAGCGCCTAGCTGAGGGAAACACCGTGGATGAGTTGAAGCTGGTAGCAGAACACCGCGCTAGCCTGCTGCTGAGCAATCCTGCAATGGGGCACATGCTGAGTGCAAAGATGATTTTTGACCCAGTTCGTTTCAGCGGCTACCTGGCTGCGGCCAACACCTGGAATGTACAGCGCACTCGCAAAGCGGCTATGGCCGATGCAGTAGAACAACAACGCCAGGATCCCCCGGCTGGCGATACTCCAGAAATAGATTTTGATGAGTCCTTTGACCGCTTAATCCGAGATGCCGCGATGCCAGCTAACGCTGCAGAAAAACGAGCTCAGCAGCAGGTACGCAAAACCGGCTTTGGCAATGTTGACGAAAGCAAAGCCCGCCAGATGTGGCGTCCAATTTTAACCCGAGCATACGCAATGGCAGGAGCGCAGGCATGAGAGCAATAGTGAAATCTAACGTACAGCGCGATCTGGGAATCGCGATGATCAAGGCTGGTGGCGAGCTGCTCTCACACCTGACGGGCCGAGTGCTGGTATCAACACTGCCGGACGAGATGAAAGACCTCCCAGACGGAATTTTGCCGAAGGTAGAGCATGAGATAGCGAACGATCCGCGCCTGCAGCCATTCTTTCAACATGAACGGGTTATCAACGCTGCTGGTGGTATCAACTCGATGGAAGCCTGGGCAACGCGTTTCACCAAATGCCAATACGCCAGCGAAAGCCACTCCTCCAATCTGACCACGCGTCGTTATGGTCATGCTGCCATGCGTATCTGCTGGAGCTGTGACAACAGGACTGACGGGCATACATCGCCAAAGCTTGATGCAATAGCGAACGTAAACATGGCGCGCTGGGTTGTTGAAACCGCTAAATGGCGGCTCAAGTCAGAAGGGCAACTAACGATCCCTGAGCTTGTTCTGTGGGCGACCATTTCCGATGTAGTTGATCTGATCCCCAATGAGATATCAGCGCAGCTCTTGGCGTTACCGAACCCGGTAAGGGTATCTGGAGCACGGAAGGTATCCGAAATGGCTGTTGGGCCTGCACCTACAGAGATCCTGGCAAAGACCGCAATGAAAGTTTTCAAGGTCGATGCAGAAGTCCCAGGAGCCTTTATGCTGCGTCCAAAAAGGACCCGAGCCGAGGATAGCAAGTACACCCGATGGGTGAAGACAAGGCCATGCTGCGGCTGCGGTGCTCGTTCTGATGATCCTCACCACATCATCGGGCACGGGCAAGGTGGAATGGGAACCAAGGCCCACGATTTTTTCACTATCCCGTTATGCCGGAAATGTCACGACGCACTGCATGACGATGTTGCTGCTTGGGAAGCTGAGCACGGCAGCCAGATTGAACTGTTATTCGAGTTCCTCGACTTCTCTTTTGGCGTAGGGGCAATTGCATGAAACAGGTCACTATCACCCGGCAACAGTACAGAAAAGTCTGCGACGCGCTGATCAATATCACCAATTTGAATGAGCAGCTTTTGCTGCTCTCAACATCCGACAAGAAATCAGAACGCATCCGCAACCAAGCTAGTGAAATTTTGAAAAGCATTCAGCAGCAATTGGCGGAAGCCGTGGGAGAAAAAGAATGAGAATAGAGCACGCACTTTTAGCCAGCAGCCCAAAGTCTCCTTCAATTATGAGCATGGCACCGGAAACCAAACCCCAATCAAAATTGACGACTGATCAGGACGGCGTACAGCAGGAACGGCGTGTGGTTCGCGCATCACAATGCCAGGCTGGCGGGCAAGGAGGCTATACCGATGTCATGGTAGCGCTGGGGATCACGCAGTCAAGGGAGGCTCAGGGGCTTTGCCTTCTCTATGCAAAATTTAATAAAGACAAATCAGAGAGAGAAAAAGCGATAGAGAGATTGGCACAGCATGCAATTAAGCATGCCCCAAAGCTGGTGGGAAAGGCCGCGGGTAGACAAATGGCACGATGCATGGTGCTGCTTTCGAAACTGGCTGTTGATGATTTCTGCAGAACGGCAGACATAGAGCGGGCACGGTGTAGATGTGGCGGTAGTGGAAAGGTATATGACATAGCGGCCACAAAGGCAGGAGGAAAGGCCGTTGAAAAAACCTGCAGTAGATGCCACGGAACAGGATTGAAGCCAACCACGACAGCCCCGGCTTACAAAGTGGTGAAGGGATTAATACCTGGCCTGAGCCAGCCGACATGGAATAGGAACTGGCAGCGCTTCTATCAGATGCTGATCAGTAAGTGTTACCAGGACACTGAAGCCGCAGAAAGAGTACTTAGTAGAGTGACTTCAAATTAACTCGATTGTGTATTATGGCTACAAGTTTATAAATTTTATCAACTAAGTCTTGCATTATTGAGTAATTTTGGCTAGATTTAGTCTTAATGATGGGATTTCAATGCCTACGGGCTGATAAATCACCACTGCCGCATTAAGTAGAACCCGCCAATGTGCGGGTTTTTCTGTTTTCTAGCAGGTGAGTTTTCGCAGCAACAGATATACAAATTTATCTTTTTGATTATCCGCATTAATTGTATGCTTTATTTTTCGGAATATTCCTTTAGGTCCATAAAATGAAGAATAAATTACTGGCTTTGATTGGTTGCATGTTGCTTGCTGGGTGCGCCTCAAACGATATTGAAGACATGCCTCGAGATGCACGAGTAAAGTTTGCAAACATGGAAGGTTATTCAAATAATCCATATCCGCAAGCGAAGATTATCGGTGAGGTTGCGGGTGTAAGTTGCGTTCGACGCGCCAGCGCTACAACAACGGTTACAAATATTGGTGGGAACATTTTTGCTACGACGTCAGGCCCGGACGTTTCTACAGGATCAGAGGCTCTACAAGACATGCGATATAAAGCTGCAATCATGGGAGGCGATGCTGTCGTGAATGCCGTATGCAAATCAGGTGGCGTGGATATGATTCATAACTGCTGGTCTACCGTTAAATGCGTAGGGGACGTTGTTAAAAAGTAGTTCAAGCCACCTCTCAAAATAACCACCAAACATAATAAGGCTCGCTTCGGCGGGCCTTTTTCGTATTTAGCGCCCAATGCCTCACTCAATGACGTATGTCGCCTCGCATTCGCGGCGCTAATCCATTCCTTTCACCCGGTACCGGGACAGATCCCCGGAAGGGGGAGGTATGAAAATCATGCCGGAGAAAATCACCACATTCATTTCTTATTGCACCTCTGCAACGCTGGTGTGTGGAGGCAGCATTTTGCAATGGTTACATGACCTCGACTGGAACCAGGTTGCTGTAGTGGGCGGCTTCGTGATCGGTGCGATCACTGCCGTGATGAACTTCTACTTCAAGAGCCGCCAGACGAAAGCCTATGAGAAAGCCCTGAAAGCTGGGTATGTAACGCCGCCGCCTGCAGAGGATTAATAATGGCTTCTACGAAGAGTAAGCTCAGCGCCGCTATGCTGGCACTAATAGCCGCTGGCGCATCTGCTCCGGTGATGATGGCGCAGTTTCAGGAAGAGAAAGAAGGGCAGCGGAATATAGCGTATCAGGATGCGGGCGGCATCTGGACAATCTGCGGTGGCGTGACCACAGTCGACGGACGGAAGGTGATTAAAGGAATGCGCTTGACTGCTGATCAATGCAAGCGAATTGATGCAGACGAGCAGAAAAAGGCCCTCACCTGGGTAGACCGCAACATCAAGGTGACACTGACTGATCCTCAGAAAGTCGGTATTGCCTCATTCTGTCCGTGGAACATTGGCCCCAGCAAATGCTTCACTTCGACGTTCTACAAAAAACTGAATGCCGGTGATCGGCTGGGAGCCTGTACAGAGATGAAGCGCTGGATTTTTGATGGCGGTCGGGACTGTCGGATCCGGTCTAATAACTGTTTCGGGCAGCTTATACGCCGCGATCAGGAGTCGGAGCTGGCTTGCTGGGGGCTGGATAAATGAACCGCTACTGGATATTGGTGAGTATATTCGTTGCCTGTCTTGCTGGTGGCCTTATTTGGAACGCTAATCACTACAACAGCAAGTACCTAGAGGCTCAAAGGAAGGTTGAAGAACAAAAAAACAAGCTGGCGCAGCAGTCAGGACTAATCTCAACCCTGCAAGAACAAGACCGGAAGAACAGAGCCTTAGCAGCAGAACAACAGCAAAGAGAGCAGCAACTGCGCCAGCAGGGTGAACGCTACCAGAGGGCATTACGTGAAGCACTTAAAAACAATAAATGTGGGAATAGTCCTATGCCTGCCGCTGTTATTGACCTCCTGCAGCAAAACGCCGCCACCGGCACCACAGCAGGTCATACTGTTACCCCCTGAATCGGTATTCACTCCATGTGAGCAACCAGAACTGCACGGAGTCACCTGGGGTGATGCCCTGAGCTATACGCTTGCACTGCAAACCACACTGAAAATCTGTGCTGGACAGGTTGATGCGCTGAACAAATGGAAAAGAATGATGAGCAACTAGTTGAAAACCAATAGGCATAAATTGCCTATTGGCGATTCTGTTAGAATAAATTCCAGAGGTTTTTTATTCCTACATATGCAGCTCCAAGTACTTTAACGTGCTTGTCTGCTAGGTTTATCAATGACTTGTATTTCTCGAATAGAGAAGTTTTATCTTTCGTTATTTTAAGCTCATCCATTTTTTGAATAATTTCAACTTTAACTGACTCATCCATTTGGATATTTGCTAGTTCAACCTTAGTTGATTCAATGGCGGAGGCTAAATTGCTATTCCCTACTGAAAAATCAGTTACCTTATTACTATGAGCCTCGCCTTCAAAAACAACGCCATCACCGCCCATGTGGCCGACACGGACATTACTAACAACGTTATTATTAGCACCTTCAGTAAATCTTACTACAGCACTTTTTTTCTTTTCCATTCCAGCACCTTTATTTTATCCAGTAAATTGAAGTTATTGATCATACCAAACATGCTATTAACGTAAACAAATAGCCAGTTTTATAGGTAGAGAATTGGTTGCCCCTCACAAAGCATCTATTTAGGTGTTGCGTAATGAGCAAAACAAAGCCACTGCATTTACAAAACTGTCTGATGCAATAGGTGATCAGTCTTGCAAGCCGGAAAGGCAAAAGTGGCGAGGCAACCCCGAGAGGTGTGGCTAATGCTGCGATGAGGGAGTTACTTCTGGGAAGGAAATTTTCTGCGGATGACGTGAAGTAAGATCTTAGCTAGTTGGGTTAACAGCCTTAGGCTGTGTACGACGATTTGTATTAATTCATGATCATTCATAAAGCCTCCAAGGCTCGTCAGTTCGTTGAGTAGCTATCTAGTGTCCCGAATCAGCTTTCATGGCTTCTGAGCGCTGTTCGTAATCTATTCTGTCGGCTATTGCCTACAGTCGGGGTTTATCCGCTGTTAGGCACTTTCCCGTTAGTGAGTCGTAATGGCTTACATACCGCTGGAGGCTGGCGTATCATCCTCTGAACTAGGGGGATCTCATGACATACAATCTCGGCAATCTGCCAAAAGAAGAAATGGACAAGGTGAACGTAGACCTTGCCGCGTCAGGCGTAGCCTATAAAGAGCGCATGAACCAGCCAGTGATAGCTGAGCAGGTAGAGCGAGAGCAGCCCGAGCATTTACGTGAATACTTCCGTGAGCGAGTAGCGCACTACTGAGGGGTAAGCAAAACACTCCCCAACGGCTCCTCCGCCGTCTATCTGCAAATGGCTGAGGCCAACGGTAAGAAGTAACAGAACATCGATAACGACCCGCTTCGGCGGGTTTTTTTATGCCCGCAAAACTGGAGGCTTTAATGTCTGAAACGGTAGAAATCACACAGGGGCAGAGTATCCGCCTCCGATTGTTAATGCTTGTGGGTTACGACACAGCAGCGGCAGCGCTGGCCATTGAGTTCGTGGCTGACAGTCCTTTCAAAGCGAACTTGTTCGAGCAGCAGTTTAACCGCACGACTGAGTTCCCTGACATTATTTCCCGAACCATGAAGTCGATCCAAGAGAGCAAAGAGGCATTACCTCTGTTTGAGTCGGTTGGTTCATAGGCATCGCAGCAGCCATTCAGTGAGTGGCTGATTCAATGCTACTGATAACCAGCAGGAGATAGCCATGGCGAAGCAAGTACCGGATGAAAGCCATGAGCGGCGTCCATCCCCGCCACTGCAATTCATAGAGTCACATCAACTGATGCCATACATCGGCCTTGTTCCAGCAAACGAAGTGAAAGAGTGGCTTATTAGCCAAATCCTGAGCGACACCGGCAGCCTGCACAATCCTGACCACTCTCACCTTTTGGATGCAGATATCCAGTTCATGTGGGCATCATCTGCTTTCGAAAAGAAAGGGCGGTACGTGCTCGGACAGGCCGAAGAGGTAGCGATGCGTGCAGGTGGCTGGCAGAAGGCCAGAATGGAACAGCAGATGCATGAATGGTTCGGCGAGATTCCGAAGTTCATCATCACACTGGCTGCGGATTACTGCTCACAGTGTTCTGATCTGGAGTTCTGCGCATTGGTTGAGCATGAGCTCTACCACATCGCCCAGGCTACTGATGATTTTGGCTCGCCGAAGTTCAACAAAGAAGGCCAGCCGGTGCTCAAGCTGCGCGGCCACGATGTTGAAGAGTTTGTAGGTGTGGTAAGGCGATACGGTGCAAGCGTGGAAGTTCAGGAAATGGTTGATGCGGCTAACAAGCCTGCGGAGGTAGTACAACTAAACATTGCCAGGGCATGCGGTAACTGCATGTTGCGGCTGGCGTAAATTTTGGAATGCTTTGGAAGAATGGTGATTTATGGCTGCATTAAAACCAGATGTAAAAGCCTTCATCATTCAATCGCTTGCGTGCTTCGATACCCTATCTATTGTTGTGGAGTCCGTCCAAAAAGAGTTTGGCATCAAAATTACTCCGCAACAGGCCGAGTCGCATGATCCGACTAAGGCTAGCGGGAAGGGGCTCGCAAAGAAATGGGTAGGGCTGTTCTATGAAACCCGGACGCGCTTTCAGAATGAAATAGCCGACATACCCATAGCCAATAAAGCTTATCGCTTGCGTGTCCTTGACCGGATGGCCGCCAATACTGAGAAATCCAAAAACTATGGGATGACTGCTCAGCTAATGGAACAGGCGGCTAAAGAGGTGGGTGACGCCTATAGCAATAAACAAAAAGTGGAGCACACCAGCCCTGACGGGAGTATGACGCCAAAGCCGACCGTTATTCAGCTTCTACCCATTGAGCCAAAATCATGAGTGAAGTCGTACAACTACCGATCCCAGCAAAACTAGCTCCATTGTTCATTGCCATTAATAAGCGTTATCGCTGCTCTCATGGTGGCCGTGGAAGTGCAAAAACGCGTACGTTCGCCCTCATGACAGCGGTGAAAGCCTACCAGTCGATGATGAACGGTGAGAGCGGTGTTGTGCTTTGCGCACGTGAATTCATGAACTCACTGGAAGAGTCCAGCATGCAGGAAGTGAAGCAAGCGATCCTATCTGTTCCATGGCTGGCTGCTAACTTCGATATCGGAGAGAAGTACATTCGTACCATCGACAAGAGCGTGAACTACGTATTCTGCGGCCTGCGTCATAACCTCGACAGCATCAAGTCTAAGGCGCGGATCCTGCTCTGTTGGGTTGATGAGGCTGAGTCAGTCAGTGAAATAGCCTGGCAGAAGCTCAGCCCTACTGTGCGCGAGGAAGGTTCAGAGATTTGGGTGACCTGGAACCCTGAACGCGACGGTAGTGCAACGGATAAGCGGTTTCGGAAAGAGGCCGGTGATGACTGCATAACAGTCGAAATGAACTACACAGACAACCCGTGGTTTCCTGACGTGTTAGAGGGGGAGCGCATTAATGACCAGCGCCGACTCGACGCTGCAACATATGCATGGGTATGGGAGGGTGCTTACCTCGAAAACTCAGATAAGCAGGTGCTGGCTGGCAAATACCGAGTCGCAGAGTTCTCAGACAGCCTATGGAAAGAAGCGGAACGGCTGCATCTCGGTGCGGACTTTGGCTTTGCTAAAGACCCAAACACTCTGATCCGCTCGTTCATTCTGCACAATCGTCTCTATATCGAATATGAGGCATATGGTGTTCATACCGAACTGGATCATATGCCGGAGCTCTACGACACCATACCCGGCGTACGGGATTGGCCCATTAAAGCTGACTCAGCGCGACCAGAAACAATCAGCTACCTAAAACGGCAAGGATTTAACATTTCCTCCGCCGAAAAATGGCAGGGTAGTGTGGAAGATGGCATAGCCTACCTGCGCGGTTTCGATGAAATAATTATTCACCCCCGCTGTAAGAATGTGGCGCGTGAAGCGCGTCTGTGGTCTTACAAAACAGATCGCATTACTGGCGAAGTATTGCCAAAGCTTGCAGATGGCTATGAGCACTGCTGGGATGGAATTCGATACAGTTTGGACGCGTATATCAAACGCAAACCTCAATCCATGGGAGTAATGCTCCCTAAACGGCTACAAGGAAGGTAAGTGCTAGATGAATAACTTTTAAAATGGCAAGCTACTCACTTCGGTTGATAGAGGATAAATTATGGGTGGCGAACCACTTAAAGCTATATGTCTGGAAGCGAGGCGTTTACGAGATGAGACTGAATTACTGGAAGATCAGTTTTACTGCAAAGAAGTAAGCTTGGCGATTTGCTATAAAGCTTCTGAGGCGGGGATAAGAACCAGTCTCTGCATAGGAACATTCAAAGATTTAGATGGGCATCCAAGAGATCATTATTGGGTTAGGCATGAAAAAACAATTTATGATGCGACAGCCGATCAGTTCGACCCAAAACTTGCGGAAATACACATCGTTAGCGAACTTGATGCTGTTCAGTATGATGAACATAATTTTGTGATATTCAATCCAGAAATTGCCCGCATCATAAAAAAAATGAAATAGGTCGCTACGGCGGCCTTTTTTATTACCTGAAAAATATCAGACGGAATCGACATGAATAAAAATCTCCAACTGGCCGTCAACCACGCGTTGAACGACGCCAGGATTGAGCGTGCCCGTATGGGGATGCTGGGGCCATCGATGGGCCTGGACAATAAGCGCGGCTCAGCATGGTGTGAATACGGCTTCCCTGACCAGATTACTTACGACAATCTCTACTCGTTGTATCGCCGCGGTGGTATTGCTCATGGTGCTGTCGAAAAGCTGGTGGGTAAATGCTGGCAGACCAACCCGGAAATCATTGAGGGTGATAAGTCGGACGAAAAGCGCGAGGAAACAGCCTGGGAGAAAAAAACCAAACAGGCGTTCACTAACCGGTTATGGCGTGCCTTTTCGGATGCTGACCGTAGACGCCTCGTAGGTCGATACTCAGGTATCCTGTTGCACATTCGCGACGACAAAGCCTGGAACCTCGAAGCCACGAAAGGACGCGGGCTGGAAAAAGTGACGGTGGCCTGGGCGGGTTCGCTGAATGTTAGCGAATGGGATGGTGGGCTTAATTCGAAAACCTATGGCAAGCCGAAGATGTGGCAGTACACCGAACGCCTGTCGAATGGTTCGACCCGCCGTGTTGATATTCATCCTGACCGAATATTTATCCTCGGCGACTACACCGACGATGCTATTGGCTTCCTGGAGCCTGCGTATAACGCCTTTGTCAGCTTGGAGAAGGTAGAGGGCGGCTCTGGCGAGTCATTTCTGAAGAACGCGGCACGCCAGCTCGCGCTCAGCTTCGACAAAGAGATCGACTTTGGCAGTCTCGCGTCAATGTACGGTGTAAGCGTTGACGAGTTGCAGGACAAGTTCAACGAGGCGGCCCGCGAGATGAACCGCGGTAACGACGTGCTGATGAGTCTCCAGGGGGCCAATGTAACCTCGCTGGTTTCGCCTGTATCAGATCCCAGCCCGACCTATAACGTAAACCTGCAGACGGCTTCTGCTGGCGTTGATATCCCGACGCGGATACTGGTTGGCAACCAACAGGCTGAACGTTCGAGCACCGAAGACCAGAAGTACATGAACGGTCGCTGCCAGAGCCGTCGCGGCGATCTATCGTTCGAAATAGAGGACTTCTGCGACAAGCTGATTGACCTGAAAATTATCGATTCAGTAGGAAAGAAGACGGTTATTTGGGATGACCTCAATCAGCAGACGCGAGCTGAACGATTGGCTGACTCCAAAACTATGGCTGAGGTGAACAAAGCCATGGTCGAAAGTGGAGACGTGGCCCCATTCAGTGGTGATGAAATTCGAACTGCTGCAGGATTCGAGACCGAAGGCGGTGACCTACTTGGAGAAACAGGGGATGACGAGGAAACCTAAGCCTCCAATACTGCCGAGTAACATCAAAGACCCCACCGGAGTCGATAAGCTTGAGCGAGGTGCCATGCGTGAGTTTGCAAAACGCATGAAGCTGATAACGAAAGGCTACATCGATATTCTTAACCGGATCCCCTCAGAACCTGTAGTCAACGAACGTTATACCTTCCGACTTGATCAGGGCTTTCTCTCAATGTTGCTACAGAACGGGGAGGCGCTGGTGGATGAGATTTTGCTGGAGGGTGGGGAGTTCAATTTGTGGTTCTTCGGGCGCTATGTGTCTGTGGCTTACCAACGCGGAACGGCACAGGAGTATTACAACCTATCTCAGCAATCTTCTGCTTATGCTGCCGGTCAGCAGGATGTACCCAGCATCCTGTTAAGCGAGCCGTATCAGCTTCGCATTATTTTGGTTAGAGCCCGTGAATTCGAAATGATGAAAGGGCTCAGCGCGCAAGTAAAAAACGATATGGCGCGCATTCTGACAGACGGTATTGCCAGGGGGCTCAATCCGCTGGACGTGGCTAAAAACTTGAACGAGCAAACCGGCATTGAAACCCGGCGTGCTAATCGCATAGCCAGAACCGAAATCACCACCGCTCTCCGGCGCGCTCGCTGGGACGAAGCACAAGACGCACAAGACCGCTACGGCATCAAAACAAAGCTGCTGCATATCTCTGCACTAAGCCCCACAACCCGCGCCACACACGCCGTCAGGCATGCGCATCTGTACACACAAGATGAGGTTAGGGAGTGGTACACCAAAAGCGGCAACGCCATCAACTGTAAGTGCTCTCAGCTTTCCGTGCTGGTGGGTGACAAAGGAAACCCTCTCATCCCTTCGATCATCGATAAAGCTAAGCAGACGCTAAGTGACATGAAGGAGAGAGGCTACAAATGGGCAGAGGGTTAATCAATGAAAGTTCAAGTTAACGTAACCACGAAGGTAAATAGTCAGGCTATTCGCCGTGAGACGTACAACGGGCGCGAACATCTTATTTTGCCAAGCTACACGCTACCGGCAAACGTCGTCATGAATGACGGACTTTATACAGCCAGCGAAATCGATGCGCATTATGCAGGGCTGGAAGGCACCCTGGCACCATTAGGGCATCCGCAACTCAACGGCGCATTCATCTCCGCCTTTTCTCCTGAAGGCATCAATCAGGGCCATATCGGCGCTTGGAACCGGAACGTCAAGAAGTCAGGGAACCGAATTTACCTGGAAAAATGGGTTGATACCCTGACCGCCAATCAAAGCGAAGGCGGAAGGGAACTGATCGAACGTGTCGCCGCAATTGAGCGCGGTGAAGATGTTCCGCCGATTCATACAAGCGTAGCGGTATTCCTTGACCAGTTAGAGCCAAACGAGCAGCAGAAGTCTACCGGTGCCAAATGGGTAGCGAAGATTCACGGCATGGATCACGACGCCATTCTGCTGCATGAGGTAGGCGCAGCGACACCGGAGCAGGGTGTTGGACTAATGGTTAACGCCGACCTTGCGATGCCGCTCAAGGCAAATTCCGGTGCACTGGTGGGCGAGTCTTATCGTGATCGGGAGTTGCGACTTGATAGGGCTGCAAAAGCCAAATTTGCGCCAGGTGAAAATGAATACGCGTGGGTTGCTGACTTTACCGATTCGCAAGTCGTAATCATGCGTAATGGCGGAACCGCACAGGTCTACGGTTATTCCTCTGACGGCGGGAAGATCACCTTTGACGATACCGGCACACCGGTAGCGCGCCAAGAGTCCTGGGTGACGGTAGTCGCCAACAAAGTTAAATCCTTATTCACTCCGCAGGGACAACCTGCACAAAACCACCAAACGGAGGGCGACATGCCTTTAACCACTGAAGAGAAACAAGAGCTGATCACCGAAATCGGCAAAGGCCTGGCTGCCAACTTCGCCGATGCACTCAAACCGATCACTGAAAAAGTTGATGCATTGCAGGCCAACCATACTCAACTGGCCGAAACACTGACCGCCAACTCTCGCGCTGAAGAACAAACCAAGCGTGAGGCTGTTGCGAAGGTTCATGGCGATATCGTAGCCAACGCGCTCAAAGGTGACGCTCTGGACGTAATGTTCAAGTCTCTGGGAGAAGCCGCTCCTCTGGCAGGTAACTCCGGCCAGCATCAGCAAGAAACCGGCGCGCCTGTTGCCGATGCATATTTCAAATAAGGGGGCCAGCCAATGCCACGTTATCGTCGCGTAAATATCGACGGTCAGTCTCTGTACAAGACCGAAACCCGCACCACTGCCGCAGCACTTCTGCCAGGCACTGCTGCTGTCATCAACGCCAGCGATGAGTTTGCTCAGGCAGCCGCGCTTAAAGGCCGTATTTACATCATCGATGTTGCTTACCATCAGGGACTGAAAATCACTGAAGCTGTCCCTGCCGGTGACTCTGCAGTAGGTAACTACGTGGAAGAAGGCCGTGAACTGGCTCTGCTGTGCGTACCTGGTGCGTATAAAAAGGACAGCCCTATCAAGCTCGGCGCAAATGGTCAATTCACGCTGGCAACCGCTGATACTGACTCGGTAATCGGCTATAGCCAGGATGAAGCAACCATTGCGGCCAGCACTACCGATTTCATTCGCGTGCGTATGCGCGTAGGCACCGTCGCAGCAGCGCCTGCACCGTAAAAGGAAAATATATGTATTTCTCCAAAGAGACATTGGCTGCAAACAGCCGCCTCGGTGGTCACTGGAATGAGCTGTGGGCTAACCGAAACATCTGGAATTCTCAGCACAATGCCATGATTGCTGCAAACCGTGCGCATATGACGCAGGAAATGTTGGCGTGTAATGCGGTCGGTGGCTTCGCTCGCGAATTCTGGGCTGAGATCGATAACCAGATCTTGCAGTTGCGCGACCAGGAAGACGGCATGGAAATCATCAACGACTTGATGGGTATCCAGACGGTTCTTTCTGTTGGTAAAACTGCAAAGCTTTATAACGTTGTCGGCGATATTGCTGATGATGTATCAGTAAGCATTGACGGTCAGGCTCCGTTCTCATTCGATCATACTGACTACGATAGCGACGGCGACCCAATTCCTGTGTTCACTTCCGGTTACGGGGTAAACTGGAGACATGCTGCAGGTCTTAATTCTGTAGGTGTCGATCTGGTGCTAGATTCTCAGTCGGCTAAGTTGCGTAAAGTTAATAAACGCCGGGTTGCCTACTACCTGAGCGGCGATGAAAAAATCCAAGTTCAGGGCTACAAGGCCCAGGGTATGAAGAACCATCGCAACACCAAGAAGATTAACCTTGGTGCAGGGGCAGGTGGAGCCAATATCGACCTCACCTCGGCTAATGCTGTGCAATGGATTGAATTCTTTGGTAAAGGCGCGTTTGGTTCCAACGCACGTGCGAACAAGGTTTCCAAGTATGACGTTATGTGGGTTAGTGACGAAATCTGGGCAAATCTTGCACAACCTTATGTCGTCAACGGCGTGATTAGCGGCAACGTTTTGCAAGCTGCTCTACCGTTTGCGTCAGTAAAAGAAATCCGTCCTACGTTTGCACTTAAAGGTAATGAGTTCATCGCCTATGTCCGCCGAAAAGACGTGATATCACCTCTGGTTGGTATGGCTCAGGGGGTTATTCCTTTGCCGCGTCCACTGCCGAACGTTAACTACAACTTCCAGATCATGTCCGCCGAAGGTCTGCAAATCACCGCAGATGATCAGGGCCTGTCCGGTGTTGTCTACGGTGCCGATCTGGCGTAAGAGGTGAGCATGGCTAAGTACGAAGTAATTCGCCCCTGGAATGGCGTGAAAGTCGGTGATGTGTTGGAGCTGGAAAAACTGCACCCAGCATTGAAATCCAACGTTCGTCCGATGCTTGGTGAGGCTGGTGGTGAATTGACACCGGCAACCCCTGATGCAGGTAACGAAACCAAGTCTCGGAAAGAGACTATTGCGACCCGGCTGACTGAGTTGGGTATCGAATTCAAGGGTAACCTTGGTGCGGATCGGCTTGCCGAGTTGCTGCCTGATGGTGAACTTGAAAAATTGTTCCCTGCTGAATAACAGCCGCCGCTAAAGGCGGTTTTTTTATGCCCCGTTTCGGCGGGGTAACTCTTTCCAGGAATCAGCCATGGTGACTATCGAAAGGGCCAAAGAATACTTGCAGTCACAGGGTATCACTCTGCCTGATTTCGTCCTGTCCGCGCTGGTGGATCAGGCTAACAGCATTCAGGCGTGTCTGGATGAGCATTATCCTGAATCGACAGCGTTGCTCATTCAACTTTATCTATTAGCGCTGATGGGGTTGGGCCAGGGTGATAAATACATCAGCTCGCAAACAGCGCCAAGTGGAGCGTCACGTTCATTCCGTTATCAAGCATTCTCCGACCGCTGGAAGGGAGCGCTGAACCTACTGCGCGGGCTCGACAAATACGGTTGCGCTGCATCGATAACTCCACCTGACCCAACAAATAAAGCCTTTGCTGGACTCTGGATTGGGAAGGGCGGCTGTATGTGTGGGGGCAAGTGATGATGTGGGTTCCGGTAGCCGAACGTTTACCAAAGCCGTTTGAACGAGTCTGGATAAAAACCGACACCAATAAGCAAGCCACTGGCTTCGTGAGCAGTAGCGGTGAATGGACAATCAATTGCCCTCGAATCGCAACTGAACGGCCATCAGTGGTTAGTTGGAGGGAGTGACATGTCTTCTGTAGCTGATTGGTCGTATACAGCAGAGGCCACTTTCTGGCGTAACCTTGGCAACAGTGAAGCGGGCGATCCACTTGGATGGGCAATGCCTGAAATCATCATGTGCGATTACGAAGGTGGGTTATCGAAAAAACTGAGCAATATCGGTTCTGAGATAACGGTAAAAAATACCGTCTGGACTGAGTTCACGGGGGCTAAGGCTGGCGACTACCTATTAATTGGAAAGTCTACAGCTGTAGACCCGATCGCTGCAGGTGCTGATGAAGTAATGCAAGTAGTACGGTATGCCGATACGCTTGAGCGCCTCGCTGAAGACATCGCCATCCTGACGGGAGCGTAACCATGGGCGTAATGATAAAGGGCGTCAAGGCAGCACAGCGACGCTTGGATGCTGTCGTAGAGGATGTTCGGACACGTAAAGCGGTTAGGGCAATCAAATCCGCAATGTTCATTATCGGCGCAGAGTCAGCACTTATGACACCGATGGATACCGGCACCCTGGTGAACTCACAGTTCCAAGAAACCATGATTAACGGCACGCGCATTACTGGCCGCATTGGGTACTCCGCTAACTACGCCGTCTACGTTCACAACGCCAGTGGCATCATGAAGGGACTGCCTCGGCCAAACAACCGAGGTAATTACTGGGATCCGTCTGGCGAACCCAAATTCCTGACAAAAGCGGCCGAGAAAACTCGACGCCAGGTGGATGACATAATCCGGAAGGAGATGAAGCTGTGACCCCTCCAGTGTATCGCCGACTCCGCGACCACTTCGAAGATGCAGGGCTGACTGCTGGTTTCACCATCCAAATTCTGATGTGGAATGACACAGGCAAGCCATCCGATGCCTTCATTGTGTTCCGCCCAGGCGGTGGATCTGACGTTCAGCATGACCGTGGTGGTGATTTTTTCGTGATGGTCGATGTAGTTGGCGCGAAGGGCAAGAACGCTGAAGCTGATGCTGCAGCGAACAGAATTGCTGATTTCATCAGTGACCAGGAAGGCGCTGATAGTTGCGTTGGGGCCATGAGGTTACTTGGTGGGCTTCCTGCACCTATTGTGTCGGTAGAAGGCCGTATCATTTACCGACTGCTGGTCTGCTGCACCTACGGCGAATAACCGCACATATCTATCCATCAGGCTGCCTACGGGCGGCCTTTTTTATTTGAAGAGGTAACACATGCAAGGTTGTCCAAATGACACCGGCAAGCTGATCGGTAAAGTTGCCGTTCTTCGTGCTGCATTCGGCTGTGCTGATGCACTGCCTGCTCTAAGCGACTGGAAGCGCCTCGGTGCGCTGACAACTAAAGGGTTCGACTTCTCCCCGAATACGGTGACGTCGGAGGCTGACGACACCAAAGGGCTCGTTGAGAGCCTTGTCACGAACATGGATTTCACCATTTCAGGGGAAGGTGAGTTCCGTAAGAAGGACAAAACCACCGAGATCGGCGCGATTCATATCTCCAAATACATCTTTGATGAAGTGCAAGCAGGCCGCCAGCCAACTTTATGGCTTCGTTTCGACTTCGTTGGCGAAGATTCTGGCACCTACATTATGGGGTACTTCAACACTACATCCTGGTCTGGTGATTTCGGCGGCACTGACATTTCCACTTTCTCTGGTGAGTGGAAAGTTGCCGACGCAGATACCGTGGTGTTTGAAGTTGGCGATGATATTCCGGTTACCGGCGTCACTATAGCTCCGGCAACAGCAAGCATTGCTGTCGGGGCGACTCAGCAACTCACCACTACCTTTGCGCCAGTTGATGCCAGTGATAAAACCGGTACCTGGTCATCTTCTGCAACCGGCAAGGCCACGGTTAACCAATCAGGTCTGGTCACTGGGGTTTCCGCTGGTTCGGCGATTATCACTTTCACCTCTAGCGATGGTGCTAAGACATCGACCAGCGCGATCACCGTCACCGCGTAACTATCACAAAGGGCATGCATGTGCCCTTGATGATAATTATTCGAGGTTTAATCAATGATACCGTTCACCGAAATTGGCGAGATGCTTATCTCCGATACAGACCGCGATTACTTCTTTAGGCCGTCGTTCGCCAACATCTCCCGCATAGGCTCGCCAGCGGCGATTGTGGAGCGTTTTGCCGAACTTCATACCAGCGATGCCCCGAGGTTACTTGAAGCCGCCATGGAAGCATATGGCGCGATCCCTGCGTGGTTACTGGAGCACATCAATGCACCTTCATTCAGTAGCGATGCCATCTATGCGGGAATGATCGTCATGCAGGCATGCTGTGATGAAGATATCAGCGCGTTGGTGGGTGAACTTAAGCCGAGTAAAAGAGGTAAGAGAGCATTTGTGTTTCGCCAGGGCAAGATGCCAATAAGTGATATCATCGTGCTTGGGCAGGCGCTCATCACTCACGGCATTATCGGTAAGGCGAAGGTGCGAAAGCTGCAACGGCATGAGTCGAACAGCTACGTGAACGAGTTCAACGCCTTCGAGTACATCAGCGCAGCACGGAATCACTTCAACATGCCTCGCGCCGAAGCAGAGCTCCTTTCGATGACCGAGTTTCAGTTGCTGCTGGCGGCAAAGTACCCAGAGCAGAAAGGCTTCACGCGCGAAGAGTACGATCAGGTGATGGAAGAAGATGAGAAGCGCTGGCAGGCGATGATGGAGAAGAAAAGATAGTCCTCTGCTTCTGGTGATCAAAAGATCAGTAACATAGCCGAATGGCTACATGGTAAATTTACAATAAAGTGATAAAGAGTAACTACCATGAACAATGAAGCTGACCACAATAGACAAAATCGGCTTTTACTTGAGAGTAGACTTGAAAAAGTTAGCCCAAAACATCTTTCTGAGTTTCTTTACAAGCGTGGCGTGCCTGTTTTTCAGTGTCTTCTTTGTGGTAGCGAAGACATAGGAATTCCAGAAGTTGGACTTACAACTGTCGGGCCTGATGGGGGTGAGTCCATAACATACGTTAGCTATGTTAAGCTTGATGCTCCTGGTCCACCGTTTTCGATAATGGACTATCAGTATCGTGTGATTTGCAGAAACTGCGGCTTTACACACCATATAGCTGTATGGCCAGTTTTAAAATGGGTTGAAGAGGGATGTGGGAATGGCCAATGATGCGAAGGATTACGGAGTAACATCGTTGGCTGATTATCCTAAATATACCTGGCATGGAGGCGGTGGTGATGGAGGTGATGGTATGATAGAAGCCAGAGTTGCCAAGCTTGAGGCTGACGTTGAGCATATCAAATCGGACGTGTCTGAACTCAAGCTGACCATGCTGAAGGTAGAAGGGACAGTGGGATCCATTGATAAAAGTCTAGCCGTTTTGGTTGAGAAGTTCTCAGGTCTCAAGGAGTCGGTTGATAAAAAACCGTCTTCCGATTCGATGGATATGAATAGACCCGGGTTTCGTAGACACTTTTTTGCCTCATAA